CGACAAACCTAGATGATAGATTAGTTGTGCAACCTAGCTTAACATTTGTCCAACCTAATCGCTATCTGGCCGCACATCTTAGGGTCTGTCCTGATTATAATGTAGATAAGCCAGGTAATCACTTCGAGGCCTGCCCGTATGTCAATCCAATGCTGAGCTGAATAGGCGTGGAGGGTGCGATTGCTTTGTTACATCAATAGAAATAACCAACAACACCAACGACAACAACACCCAACCACCATTATCAACAGAAAGAAGAATAAGAGGAAGAACCCTTACACAACGGCGACAATAAAATTCTGACTTACTTAACATAATAATTAATATAATATAATAGGGTGAGATAGTGGGAAGCGAAGGTTCGCGAAGGAGTCGGTGGGGACTCATGGACTAAGGGGAGACGATGTCAGAGCGTGATGAGATAAGGGAAGGGATACAGCGTTTAGAGTTTACCTTTGGGTTTCTCTCTGATGAAGAGGTGGAGGAAATCCTTGAGTATCTCCACTCACGAGGTGTAGTAATAAGGGTGGAGGAGCTACCCGTAATCACAAAGAAGGGCTGGTACTATATAGTTGAGCCACTGGTGGAGTGATGGAGATATATCATAATTTAACAGTCATAAAAAACAGGACAGCTCCCGAGATGATAAACCAATGGAATGCCATGGATAATCTTGCACTCTGTAGTTTTGTAGATTTCAATAAAAAGTTCATGGATGAGGTGATTGATTATAACTGTTCTAACCTACCATTAAAGATACAGATACACCAGAACCAGAGATGGTTTGATATAGTTCGGAGTAATTGATATAAAGAAGAAGGTAAACTGCATACGCTGTGATGGAACGGACAAAGATTGTCCCGTTTGCCATTCTACTGTATGGAGACTGAACAGGTTAGGAAAGAAATACAAATTACAGGTATTAAGGGCAAGGAAGTTAAGGGAGGTGGAGGAATATAAGTGAATTAGTGCGTTCGGGAAGGCCGAGGGCGCAAGCCATAGCGATGAGCAAGACTGGTTTAAGTAAAAAGAAATCAAGAAAGTAACCGAGTGATAGATAAAAAGAAGGCACGGGAACTAGGAACGCTTCTTGCTAAAATAGCAACAGACCCGTTTGAGTTCCTGAAATATGTCAAGATACAGGAACCTGGGGAGCTGGCGCTTGATTATGAGTTGTGGCCTCATCTGATTGATTTTTTTAATCAACTGGAATCCCATAAACTCGTAGACGTGATTAAAGCTAAACAAATCGGAATTTCATGGGCCCTAGCCGTTCACGCCTTGAGAAAGATATATACAATCCCAGGGTGGAACGTGCTGGAGATTTCAAGGGGGCAACTGGAATCGCAAAGTTTGCTAGTTAAATCAAGGATTATCTATAACAACCTTCCCCAATGGATGAAGATATATACCCTGGAACCTAACTCCAGTGAAAAGTTCGGGTTTAAGGAGATGGCGTCAAAGATAATCGCCCTTCCCTCCACCGAATCGGCTGGTATAGGAGAAACTGCTGGTCTTGTAATACACGATGAGTCGGACTTCCATGACTATTTTGAGGTGAATTTGAGTCATACAAGCGCTACCGTAGCCGATAGCCCCGATAGACAACTTGTTTCGGTGTCGACCGTAGATAAAACCAAGCCTGACAGCCCGTTCAAGGAGCATTGGAAGTCATCCAATAATGGGATAACGAATAGAGTTATCGACGAAGTTGGTGGGAACGGTTTTAAGTCTTTGTTCTACGGCTACGATGTCCGCCCCGATAGGGATGACGGTTTCTATCAACAGATGGTCAGGGAAAATGAAAACACGCCCTGGGTTGTTCTGGCCAACTTCCCGAAAACGATAAAAGAAGCCCTCTCCCCGCTCTCGGCACAATCTTGTTTCAGAGAAGATAGGTTGCAGTTACTCTGGGATAACGCCGTTGGAGTTGAACCAGACAGGGGAATGACCTATATTTTCTCTGAACCCCGGGTTGGGGTTCTCTATGCGGCTGGTGCGGATGTGGGGGAAGGCGTTGGATTGGATTACTCCTGTCTTACCATTATCGGTAAAGAGGGACTAAATTCTGAGGTGGTGGCGGTTATTTATACCAACACACTGGCTACGGATTTATTCGCCTACGAGTGCGACCAGTTGTGCAGGCATTATCTCAACGCAAAACTAGGGGTGGAGAACAATGCAATCGGGGTGGCCGTTATTAATAAGCTTGTTGAACTCAACTATCCCAACTTATATTACAGCGACGATAAGAGAACGAAGGCGGGCTGGACTACGGGAGAAAAGAATAAGTACACGGGCACCGTAGAGCTGGTGCAGACTGTTAATGACGGTTCCTTGGCAACGAAGTTCAAACCGCAAATCAAGGAAATGATGGAATATCAGTGGATAAAGAATAAGCCTGTCCCAACGGGTAAGACTCATGGGGATACTGTGATTTCACTTATGATAGCCAATCAGATGTTAAAACATGTCAGGGTGCACACTGAAGCCTCAATGTTTGTAAGGGGTAGGCGCATATTTTAAATGGAGTATTTATGGAAGAGATTAAACCAACTGAGTTAACGGCAAAAATTACAGCGAGGGCAAAGGATTTTATCGAACCGCACCAGAGAATGGATAGCGATTTCAGGTTGTGGAACTTGGATACAGCCAGCTATCCTGCGGATTATAGTGTTATACGTGGGATATTTCCCCCGACCGACACAACGGATATAAGTATTGTCACCAATAAACCCCGTACCTATGCCGATAAGGTTCAGGCAAGGCTGTCTGCCGCCGAAATGCAGATTATGGTCAGGATGGCAGAAAGGGAGGGGGAGGATAAAAGAGATGAGATGGGGATGCTGGAGCGCCTGTTTTATTTTGCGCTTGATAAGGGTGATGAGAGGCTAAGGAGAATGCTCCAACCGCCGTTCAGGGAGCAGTCAATATGGTACTCCATAGTTCGGGGTTGGGTAGCGGCCAGGATTCTCGTTTACAAGGACAATAAAAATGTTATATTTGACCTTCAGCCCCTAGACCCGAGATGGTTGGTTTATGAACTTGGTAGTGGCGGGGTGTCGTGGGCAGCTTATTCAACATTCCGCTCAAAAACAGCCATAAAAGAGGAATACGACTATACCGCAACGAAGGATAAGGATAACATCATTTGGGATTACTGGCACTATGATGAACCAGGGAAGATAAGCAACGCCGTACTGTGCGACAACGAATTTCTCAAAGAGCCGGAAGTCTACGACTTGCCCTCAATGCCCATTTTGATTATGCCGGTCTCTACCCGCCCCATGATTGCGGGTGCTAATGGCAGTGAGTTAAAGGGATACGGTGAAAGTATCTTTGCCTCAAACAGGGCTTTATATGCCTCACTCAATAAACTCGTTTCAATGTGGGCTACTCACGCCAACCTTTTGGCTCAACAACCGACAATTAATTATTATAAGGATGGGGGGAAGCAACTTAAAAGTACAGCTTATTTGGCTGATGCGGTGTTAAACTTACCAGACGGTCTTAATAGATTGGAACCGTCACCCCTAAAAGAGGTTTCGCCTACCTTGGTTAATCTTGTAAGCGTAATAAATCGCCTCGTAGAAGATGGTTCTCTCCCAGATATTGATATTGGAAAACCCCCGCCATCGGGAACTCTGTACAACCTGATTCAAGAATACGGGAACAAGGTGTTCAATCCCCAGATTGTCAATCTGAATAACTTTTATTCCGATATATGCCGTTTAATTGAAGAACAGCTTATAGCTGGGAAATTAAAGGTTAAAGTTAAAAGGAGTGAAAGACAGAAGTATTACGAGACACAGATTACACCGATTGACCTAAAGAAACCACATACTATAAAGGTTGAGTTCACCCATACTACACCGTGGACTGAGTTGGATGTTTACCAGATAGCGGATATGGCGAAGAGATTAGGTTTACCCGACAGTTTCATACAGGAGTATATCCTGAAAGTCCCCGACCCGAAAGGTATGGGGGATGAGTCGGCTATAGAGGTGTATGAAAAGAGTCCTCGTGGGATAATGCTGCGAGCGATTAAGGCTCTTGATAAACTCGGAAGGGAAGACGAAAGGGATGATACTATACGCCTGATGTACGAGATGTCGTTACAGGAAGGGGCGGAAGAAACGCCAGAAGAGATACCGCCCCCACCGCCAGGAGCAGTGTAATGGATACAAATGAATGGTTGACACATCAAGGGGAACCGTATCACTTCCAGCGTGGGAGGCAACATTCAAATTATCCGAGGGCTTCTCAACCCAATACGAGCCAGCCCAACCAGAAGGTCTCCTTGCCAGCATGGGGTATAAGCTCGCATGATTACTGGAACTCCATACTCGTAGATTACCTCAAGAGAAGGAAGTCGGGAACTTCGACCAATCTAGCTATGGGGAGATTATAATGCCAGATGACGAAAAGCAATTTCTAGATTGGCTTGATAAGACCTTCGGTTGGTTTACAAGTAAAGAAATACAGATAACGCGTAAGGGGAAGGCTGAGGTTGGTGAGTTCTATTATGACTGGTGGGTCGCACAGGGCAAACCGTCCCAATCATCTCCCCAAGATGTTTACGCTCCTCCCGCAGCGGGATTAAGACTACTAGAGGTTGATTATCTTGAAAATGCAGGTTTAATAGCGCGGGAATGGATTAAGTCCGAGTATTGGACACTCGAAGAGGCGCAGGCTGCTCTTGGTTTGCTATGGGATGAAATGCAGGCCAGAGTTGCGGGTGACCCGCTTCCCGATTTTGGCGGATTACGTTTTGATGATTTAACAAAGGAAGTTGCTAAACTTAGAACTGGTAAGCAGAAAGAAATACAAACCTATATAGAGGGTGATTATGACTCTGCACAGGTTCAGAATTTAATCACGGAATACACTAATATTGGTTTATTGACACCCGAATATAGCGATTATGCAATAGAGCAGATTAAGAGAAAAGCCCCCGAACTATTCCCAGCGGGTGAGGCAGTAATTCCAACACCCAAACCGTTGGCACCGCCCATAACCGAAGAGGCTATGCCAGCCGAGTTGGCTCAGAAACAACAGAACTATGTTGCGGAAGCCAACAGGTTGATTGATTATTATGTCCAAACTGGCGCATCTGGTTGGACACCAGAAGCGGGGCAGTATGCCAAGACATATACGAGTATGCAAGTTGAGCAATATGGTATTCAACCCAACACATATCTTTATGAACAGATTGTAGCTCAACCCCAAAGACAGGCGGAGGCGCAAAGGAAGTATGAGGAAGAAGTAGCTAAAGTAAAGGAATACTATGGCTACCGCCCCCTGACTGGCATCCCTCCCTCAACTGAGGGTGAGATTGGTGAGCAGACACTACTTGGCTATTACGATAGGCGGAAAACTGGTCGTGAGCCAGGGGTGACATTTTATCAGTGGCTTCAATCACCAGAGGGGAAGGCAATACAGAGTTATACTGGTATTACAAGGATTTCTGGGAGAAGCGATATTGAAGAGCAAGTTGCCTTCTTGGAAGCCCAGAAGAAGGCAAGAGAATACAGGGGCGATACTAAGGGTGCCGAGGAAACCAATGTCCAGCTTGAGGCTGCAAAACAGGCACAGAGTCTAGCCGCTAAAGGTGCTCAGTTCCTCGGTGGGCAGGAAGCTTATGCTAAAACCCACCCAGAATATGCGAAAATGTCTGGTGAGGAAAGAAGGGCATTATCGGCTGCTGGTTTAGAGACTGCGGGAGAGGAGGAAGGTCGCCTTGTTTGGGCAGATATGTCCCGTGAACAAAAAGAGCGATATTACACTTCCCGTGGATTACCAATACCTGAAGAACCAGAACCGTTCTTACCCTTTGAGCCGCCCATATCCACTACTGGGTTGGGTGGTGGTGGAACACTTCGTTACAGGCAGTGGTTTGAGAGGGCATATCCCAGCATAGTAAGGGGATTTATGGTTAAACCCACAGGAGAGCGAACGCAAGAAAGCTGGGCTAAATGGCTGAAGAGCGGCACGGCTGCAGCGAGAGAAGACTGGTTCGCTCAAGCGCCATTTGAGCGGGGGGAGAGACCATCCGCCTACGCTCCAAAAATCAGGATGGTGAATTTTTAATGCCAGATTTTAAATCGGGTAATATAACAATTTCAAGGGAAGACTTTATAAAGAAGTTTTCTCAAGGATTTCAACCACTGCAACCACGAGTATCACCAGGGGCGATAAAACCACCGCCTATACTAGAGGGCATACCTCCCTATGAACCACCGCCTGGTGTAACACCTCCATTACAAGCTTTGACAACTAAAGCTATATGGAGGAATGTTAGAACTGGTGAGGAAATCACTCAGGCGGAAAAGAACAAGAGATACCCTACTGGTTATGAAGCAGAGATAGACCAGTGGACTTTGACAAGGGAAGCTGCAGGCCAACTACCTGCTGTGTTTAAGGTATTCGGTGAAGCATTGACAAAAGTACCAAAGCAGACAGGGGCATCAATATTGCAAGCAATTCAAGGGCAAGGTGGTGCAAGTGTAGTTGATAGGGATTGGGCAGATAGGTTTATTCAGAGTGCTTTTACCGACATAGAGGAGTTTTCACAGAGAGCTAGTGAGATGCAAGGGGCTTTGGACTTGCCTATAAATCTAACAGACCTTGCCCAACTGCCTCAAAATATAGGCTTCTCAATGACTTCAATGGTCGCTGGTTTAGGGGTTGGTGCTCCGATTGCTCTATTACCAGTGCCAGGGGCTAGAGTGGCTGCTTGGGCTGCTGGTACGGCTGCCTCTGGTGCGGTTGCTTATCGAATGTCAACATATCAGATTATGCAGCAGTACCTTGAGGCAAAAAACGAAGAGAAGAAAACTAGAACTGGTAAAGGCTTAACTCAGGTAGAGGAAGACCAGTTAAAGAAGGATTTTGAGAGCAAGGCGAGACAATACGGTTTATGGGAAGCAGTACCGGAAGCCATCAGTAATCTGGCGTTTGCCAAGATATTAACTACTCCACTGAGTAAAATGGCTGGGAAGGTAATAGCTGCTAAGATTGTAGGCAAAATTTCCCTAATGTATGGGCAGGAGTTTCTCACAGAAACCATAACGCAGAAGGGACAGTCCAAGATAGAGGTGGAGGCTGGACTAAGGGCAGGCAATATAAGTGTTTGGGAGGCTTTCAAGGAAGTAGCACCGCAGACATTCCTACTAACCACGATAATGGCAGGAAGCGGACAGGTGGCAGTTGGTACATATAATAAAATCAATGAATCACTAAAGAATGAGATGGGCGAAGGTGGTCTTATAACAACCATACAGGCTAAACTCAGGGAAATAATCAGTGATGAAACTGGTGCTATAAGTTTCCCTGTAGGTGGTGAGGGTTTAGAGGAAGCAATACGGGCGGGTTCACCAGAGATAGCCCCCACTGCCCCCACAACGCAAATTGAACCCCATGTTACCCCAGAGGTTACACCAACAATACCGAAAACGAAACTACAGAAAGATGCTGAGGCATGGGTAGCCGATGAAGGCATCGA